CTTGTAGTACTCGCTCGCCTCTTTGGTTCCCTGGTAATAAGCGTTTGTGAGGACGGCGATACCGGCAGCAGCCAAGGCAAGCGGAGCGGCAATGGCGGCGAATCCAATCGCGGCGCTACCCGCACCTGCGCCCAACTGAGCGACGGCACGAACACCGCTACCCCAGTCACCAGACGAAAGCGCATTACCGAGTTGAACAACGTTTTCCTGCGCCTGACGGGTACCCAGCTTCAGCCGGTCGAAACCGGTGGCAGTTTTCTCCAGAGCCGCATAGTTGCCGTCGATCTTGCTAAGAGCAGAATTGTACTGGTCTTGGCTGATGCGGCCCGCGTCCAGGTGTTTGCCCAGTTGCTCGACCTGCGTATCCAGCTTCGCCATCGAAGCGCGGGCCGGATCGATTGCGCCGAGCAGGCTGTTCAGCGCCTTCTGTTCATCCAGCGTCGACTTTGCCAAAGCCACTTGCTGCTTATCGAGCTGCGCGGTGACTTTGGAGAATTCCGCTTCGCCATAAGCACCGGTCTTGGCGAGCTTCGCCAGACTCTCGCGCTGCTTGGCCAGCTCCTGCGTGGTGGTCGCGCCTTTCGACAGCGACTTCTCCAGCGCTTCCATCTCTTTCATCAGGCCGACGGCGGACTGCTCGGCGCGATCACCGGCCTTGGTCAGCTTGTCGAGATCGGTCGCAGCGTTGGCGGCATCAGCCGAATCGACCTTGATGCCGAGTTCTGCAATGTTCATCGACTCACCTTGAATAAGTGCCCGTGATTACGGGCTGTTGTCGCGCGCGTCAGCCATTACCGCGATGGCTTCCGACTCCATGACGCGGATGTCCTGAAATACACCTGGGCGATCCTTCACTGGCACGCCGACGAGTCGCATTACATTCGGCAGGACGCCGTAATCGAGGCCAGTTGCGCCGCATGCACCCGTACGCCACTGAGTCCCCATCGAATCCATGACGAGGAACGCCTTCCAGTTGTCCGGCCAGACTTCGAAAGTCTCGTCATAGTCGTCCGGAGATAGTCCGAATAACGCCAACTGTTCGGCCGAACTTGAAGGCTCGTATAGCGCACGAGCGGCGGCGGTTAGTTTCCCAGTCGAGCCTTCCCAAAGGCTTCGCTGTAGGCCTTAACCACTTCATCCGATACGCCGATGCAGCTCCTCACCAGAGCAGTGATCGACTCGTCGTTGAGCTCATCGTCGAAGCCCCACGACACGACCAAGTCCTTGATTTGATCAACGCCCTGCTCTACTTCGGCCGCGGTTACTTCGGAAAGGGAGGGCTGTGTACCCTTGAAGCGCTCGCCGATGGCCTCCGCCTTTTCCTTCCATGAGTCGAACAGCTCAGCCAGCGCCGTACGGTCGCGGTACTTGAACGTGAACGGCACCATTGCAGGCGTGCCGCCAACCTGCGGAATGGAAACATCAACGGTGAACGTCGGTTTCGGCGCGATGGAAAACTTTGCCATGAGGATTCCTTACGACAGGTAGCGGGTAGGTGCTGCTTGCAGCGCCAGGGAGACGGTGCGAGTCAGCAGGTTGTTGCGGGAGACCGCCGGCTGCAGAGAGAACGATGTGTAGGCGCCGTAATACAACTTGTCGGTACCTGGCAGATTCAGGCGAGCGGCTTGCATTGACTTCGCGGAATCGGCGGCCGTAACGACGGCTACATAGGGCAGAGACGGGTCATCGGCGACAGTCAGCACCATGCTGGCGGCGGATTTGTCGGTCGGGAGCTGGCGGCCTTGCTGGTCTTCAAGGAAGACGATGTCGGCGTAGTTCTGCTCGCCGCCGGAGAAGGCAACATCGGTGATCTGAGGGATTTGAGCCCAAGTCAGTACCTTCGTCAGCGTGCCCGCGCCGGAGCCGGCAGGGAAGATCTGAGTGCTGGTGGTGTCGATCGCTTCCAGGGTGGTCGCGGTCGCTGTCGCTGTCTTGACGCGGACCACTTTGCCGTTGAGGGGCGTCCAACCAGAAGCGATTTGCACGATGTCCCCGGTAACCAGGGTGGCGCCTACGGTGGTGCAAATAGCTTCGGAGGCGTTGGAGATGGCGGTGAACGAGAGCGGAGCGGCGTAGGTAGCGGCATGCTCGAACGTCGCACCATTCGGGAGTTTGTAGCCCATGGGGGTTTCCTCTTTGCAGAAATGACAAAACCCGCTCAATGGCGGGTTCTGGGTTTGCCCAACGGGCTAATTCAGATGGTGTCGGCTCGGTACAAGAACGAAACCGGCACTGTATAGGTGGTGTCGTCTGGAATGCCGGGGCCTGGATCAACCGGCGTCATCGTCATGACGGTCAGCGCACCCTTGGTGTTCCGCTCGTACAGCGGGAACAGCGCGGCGATCTGGTCCGCCAGCGCACCGGCCGCACCGCGGTACTTGCCCGACGGCGTCACGATGCTGACCTGAAACACGCCGGTGTACAGCTTGTGGTCGCCGCCTAGCGTGTTGCTTGCGGTATCGGCCGGCAGCGTGAAGGCCTTCAGATAGATGGCGCCGTCGACGGGCGTATAAGCCTCGTTCTCGACGACGACCTTCAGTGGTGCCGGCAAAGCCTTCGCCCAGGAGATCAGCTTGGCCTCGTATATCGAGGCGATGATGTTGTGGCTCATACCTGGTTGTTCCTGATGGCTTCATCGACGATCTGTTGAAAGCGAGCCAGGGTGATTCGAACCATGCCGCCTGGCGCCTGCTTCGAATGCCCATATTCCAATGGCACGCCGTAAGGAAGATTGTTCACGATGTAGGCCGTTTCGCCGATGCTCAATTGCTCGACCTGAAGCTTCAGCTTGGCGAGCGTGACATTGCCAGCTGGGTCGATCTGATCAATAACGCCATCAACTGGTGATCCGATAGAAAACTGCCAGTTCCCGCGAAAGCGCCCGCCCACGTAGTCCTTGCCGGCGACCAGTCCGTTCACGTTGAAGTTCTGGTCGCGCTCAGTCTTGGTCAGGGGCTTGGCGTATTTCACGCCGCGCTTTAGCTTGCCAGCCTTCGTGAAGTTGCTTTCGGTCAGGTTGATGACCGTATTGCGCACGGCCACCTTGAAGTCATACGCGTCAGCCGCCTCGGTGTTGGCTTGTCGATGTGCGACGTTGGCTGCCCAGATCTCGGGATTGCCCACCGGCGACATGCGAATGACGCTGCTGCCGATCTCAATCACGATCTCTCGGAACGTAGCGTCGAGCCCGGCCTTGGCCTGCTCAGCAAACTGGCGGATGTTCTCGGCGAAGCTGCCATTGAGGCCCGAGTACTTGCTCACGATCGCACCTGCAGCTCGTACAGAATCGGTGTGCCGGCCGGGTTGATCTCTTTCAGCGGCGGGACGATTGACCAGGTGCGACCTTGGACAATGACCTTGTTCAGCAGGTCAGGCGCCCACGCAAGCCCCCGCGCAGCGATCTTGAGCTTCTTGTCGCCTTGCTTGATGAGGCTGTTGTTCTGGAATTCTTGGCCAGTGAAGTCAAGCAGGATGCCTTGGGCGGTCTGCTCGGTGATGGTGTCAGGCGGCGCGCTACCGGCGTCGGGGTCGTACTCGCCGACGGTGACTGCTCGAATGGTCACAGGCTGGCCGAACTCTGTGATCATATCCAGAGCCATCACGGCCATTTCGTCGTAGAAGGTGGCCATGATTGCTCCAGCTCAGGTATCGGTTTATGACGCTGCTTCGAGATCCACTCCTGAGCGCAGGTATGCGATTCCCAGTGCGGGAATGAGCACACCTGAAAACAGAGTCAGCAGATCAATTTGCCGATCATCATGAAAGAAGTACAAAAGAAAAATCGATGTGATCGCAATGACTGCGATCAGTGATTGAGAAAGGAGTGGCCCAAGCGTTCGTCGTACAGCTTTTAGAGCTCGCTGCCTGCCGAATGCGCACAGGATCCACAAATAGAACCACTCAAAAATGGCAACCATAAAAATTGCCAAAGCCAATAACGTCGCAATAATCCCTGAATCAATCATGTCGAGGTCTTCCTTTGCTCATCTGGTGCATTATTTTTTTGGCTAGGATAATTGCACTACGCGCGGACAGCAAACAACCCGCGCTTGAGTAGATAGTCAGCAAACTGCGTAGCACTCGGCCGGTCCGGCGCCGCCGGCAACAGTCGGCCGCTGGTGTTCGAGATCGTCGCGTACTCGCGAGTGACCGCACCTTCAACACGCTCCAGCGTCAAAGCGCCTTTACGCTTGTCGATCGGGTCGATGTCATCGGTATGAATCTCGGCAGCCAAAGCCATCTGACCATACTGGATTCGAGCCGGCAGGTAGTTGTCGGGCTTGATCTGGCAGTCCAGTTCAACCCCGCGGCGCGGCCAGGCCAGAGCCTGATCGCTATCCGTCTTGCGCCCCTTCCAGGTCATGCCATCCATCGCCAAGGCGGACCGGCGAAGCAGTGCTTCTTGCGCAGCAACATCCGCAGGGATGGTCACACCAAACTTGCCGGCGTACATGACCAGGTCCGCGGCGCTCGCGTAGCTTTCGGCGTCTGGCTTGCCGGTGCCGTCCTCGATGATGAGCATGGGTCAGTCCTTGGGTTTGTTCAGGTCAGCGCCCGCCTTCGCAGGTGCAGTGCGGTACTCAGCCTTCAGCGTAGCCTTCGGCGGCTTCTCGACTTCGCCGCCACGGTCTTCCGTGACATTGGCATCGATGATGATCAGGCCTTCCTTTTTGGCGATTGCCTTCACGTCATCTTCGTAGCGGTGGAACGGGCCCGGCAGATACCAGATGTTATCAGTCATCACTGTCACTCCGCTGCGCCAGGGCATTATGCCCCGGCACAGTCATCAGATGGTTACTTGGAGGCGTCGCCGATCAGAGCGACACCGGCGGTGTCCTTGATGCTGGCTGCGGTTTTGTCCCAGTTGGTGCCGGTGGCGAGCGCGGCGCTCGATGGAGACTTGCCGCCGTTCGCGACATCCCAGGTGTAACCCTTGATGCCGAGGCCAAAGGTGTAGTCCACCTGGATGGTCGTGGTGATGCGCTCGTTACCGTTGTTGGTCTGCACGTTCGAGATGATGTCTCGGTTGTCGTGCACCAGCGCCGCACCAGCTGCCAGACCCAGGATGATTTCCTTGTTTGGCGTGCCGGTTTGAGCGAGAGCCGGCGCATCGGTGACGATCGAGGTCTTGCCGAGGATGTCGACGACGCGAACGTTGCCGGCCTGGAACAGGTTGTTCGGGTTGGCAAGGCCCTGGCCGACCAGCTTGTGCCAGGTGGTGCCCTGCATGACTTGAGCAACCAGGTTCTGGCTGGCATCGCCGAACTTCGCATGCGCGCTGTTCAGGCCAGACTGGGAGATGCCAAGAGTGGCCGACACGTCGTTCACCGCAGCTGCTTGCGCAGTGATGGCCGCCACCAGTGCAGCGATCGCGGTGTTGAGCTGGTCTTTCAGCAGCACCTCGGCGAACGCGCGGCTCGCGACTTCAACACCCTGAGCAGTTGGACGCTGCAACCAGGTCATCTGCGACGGCTCGTAGCGAATCGGACCGAAGCCACCCGCCACTTTCACGGTGGTGTCTTGCAGTTCGGTCAGGTCGACCGGAGTCACCGCAGCGTTGGCGCCGTAGCGGTTCACGCGACGCTGAGCTGCACCGAGGTTCTGGAAGAACGACTCCTGCAGGAAATCACCGGTGAAGCCGTTCGGCGACAGCACAATCGCGCCGTTGCTGGCTGCGTTGAACGCCTCCAGCATTTGGTCCAGCGTCTCGAGAGTCGCCGGCATGATGTAATCGTTGAAAACCTGCATTTGAGACAGGGACATGGGTCAAATCCTTAATTTAGGGGGAGATCAGAGAACCGGGACGCAATTGCCGCCGTGCGCTCCGCTTTGGTACCGCCGATGTTTCCTTTCGCGGCCCCGCCGCCACCTCCAGCACCGCCGGCCCCGCCGCCAGATGCCTTGCTACCCGCGATCAACGGCGCGAACGCCGTGTCGTTTGCGAATTCTGCTTTCAGCTCGTCCAGCGTTGCCGCCGAGAGCTTGCCCTGCTGGTCGAGCACGACCACCAC